CTGAATTCACTACCACAGGTTCTGCACTTGAAGTTGCATATGTTGCTGAAACGAATGTCAAAGTAATGCATTTTAAAGTCAGGAACTGTTCCATCAGCTTGAGTAGTAGGAACAGTCGTATCAAAGTGTTTACCAAAGTGTTCTTTACTATAGTTTCTGAAACTATGAGGACCTGCTTCTTCGTGCTTATAGCAGAAGTTACATATCTTGTTTGGTTTATCGGCTAACATATCCAGACGTAATTGTTTCATCTGTTCATTGTTGAATGCTTCTTTAAGACTGGTCTGTTTAGTGTTACCAAACGGAACAGTATAATCATTGCTACAGCAAGGATAGATATCCCCTTTAGGTGTTACATTTAAATGTACCCAAGGGAACATACAGAAAGTTTTACTTTCATTTAATAGATATTCTTTGTTCATAATAATCCTGCTAGTTCTGGGAATGTTTCACTAAAATCTTCCCCGCGTAGATTGTCTACTCTGTGTATTTCACTTCTAAATTCATTTTTATTTTGTTCCCAAGTATCTTGAGAAAACAACCATGCAAGTGATTGTTCAGGTTGTGATTTATGCCAGTCATTAAAATTATTTTTATTCAATAAATTAATATATTTTTCTAAACTTTCCTTACCTTTAATTTTATATTCAGTCGGTAATATATGAGGTGATAAAAATGTAGGGTGTGACATGTTATATAATGAGTAGGTATGATCTGTTGAAGTATACATTTGTTTGTCTATTAAGTATTGATAGAATTCGTGTATAGTCAACAAATTAAAAATACTCAATACAGTATTGGTTTGAAGTTTTATATTGGGCATCTTTTTTGCATTTATAAAGTTTTCTTCAACAATTGCCCAATCTGTTCCATGCCGTATGTACTCAGCCCGTTTACCATAATGATCTATACTTGCGTAAATATCAATTTTCTTATCAAAGTGTTTCCACAAACCAAGCAAATCTTTATCTTTAAATTTTAGATTACTTAGGTTCGTGTTATATCGTAAAGAAATATCAGTACGACCCTGCTTTATCATTTCTTCTAATAAAATATAATGTTCTTCAGTAATTAATGGTTCTCCGCCTGCAAAATATGCAGTTTCCATATATGGTATTTGGTCTACCACCTCTTGCAAAAATTTTGGATTATCATTCTTAGGAATAATTCTAGCATAAGGTACTTTACTCTTTAAATCTTCTTGTTCCCATTGAGTACTGAATTCGGAGCCACATGATCTGCATTTGAAATTGCATATATTACTAAACCGAATATCAAAATATTTCATTTTAAATTCAGTTACTGCACCGTCGGGGGTTGTATTTTTTAGTGCTTCTTCATAGTATTCAGCATATGTTCCGTTCATGTCTTTACGAAAACTCATAATATTAAAGTTTTCTTGTTTATAGCATTTACTACACTCATGATTAGGAACTTCATTAATCATATCCAACCGCAATTGTTTCATTTTTGTAGAATTTACTATCTCCATCAATGATTGCGTTTTAGAATTGCCTACACCTTCTCGGGTAGAGCATGATTCTGCTATGCAGCACGGTGCAGCTACTCCCAGCGGGGAAGTGTGTATATGTATCCACGGCACTATACAAAATGTTTTGCTTTGTGTTAAATGATATTCTTTGTTCATTTTGGATTTAATTGGTTAACTTCTTGACATAATCTATAGAAGTTCATGTACTCTGGAAATACAGCTAGCATATCTGTGTCGCGGCGTTCATCTAATTCATTGAACCAGTTGTAGAAATCTCTACGACCTTCAATCAATTTACTTTCTGGATAGACTGTTTCTGCCATGTAATCTACTACACGCTTGAATTTCTCATATTCAACTGTGGTAAACTTATTACTTGCATTGTCATCTACATTAGCTAACATAAATTCTAGTGCTTCGTGCATGTAGGGCATGAATTCTTCTTTAGGAAGAATGTTCATATCATACTGAATTGGGTCACGCAAGTATGGAGTATCAAAACGAACACGATGACTTTTTATGTCATCATACCAACCATATTGATTACGCCATTCTAAAAACTTAGCCAAATACTCTTTGAATGTAGTTACACTAAAAATATTAAATGTAATCATAAATGTGATAGGGCTATTAGTACGTTGTAGATATGTGTGAAAATTCTTTTCCCACAATTCTAAGTCTAACCCTGTACGAATGTATTCAGCTTTGGGACCCCATGTATCTAAACTAGTGAATAATTTGAATGAGCGAATCTTTCCGTCATCACACAACTGTTTAACACTATCACTTAACTTTTCAATTAATGCTGTTTTGGTTCCCAAATTACTATTGATATTTAGTTCCAACCAAGGCATAGGATCATTGTCAATCTCTTTTAACAACTTCCATGTGCTTGTGTGCATCGTTGGTTCACCACCTGTTACACGCATGATGTTCAATGTCTTGCGTAATTCAGGCCACCACTTCCAAAATGCATCAACATAAGGATTTTCTTCTTCACGCTGATATAGTTTCATCCAGTCAATATCACAGCGATGATTCTTAACTGTAGTCACAGGACCATTAGTTTTAATTTCATTGTAAAAACTTGTGCTATACTTTGGATGACAGTAACCACACTTGAAGTTACATTCGTTACCAAAGTTAATCTCTAAGTATTCTGGATTGATGTTTTGATCCCAGGGTCCTTTAACAGTCTGTTCATAACGTTCTTCTGTAAAAATACTTGCATTACGTATATGACGGTCACTGATATATTCTGGACCCATTGCTTCAATGTTCCAGCAGTATTGACAACCAGTTGGCTTGCCGCCCTCTAACATTAGTTTACGTTCTTCTTTTTTCTGAATTGTATTGTGTAATGCAGAAGGATTATCTTTTAATTCAGCGAGAGGAATCTTGTGCGGTTGAGGATGATAACAACTATGTGTCTCCCCTGATTGTAAGTACATAGTTACATGATGAAATTTAGCAAGACAGAAGGTAGGTCCTACTTCATTGTCAATTTTTATCTTTATATCTTGTATTCGTTGGTGTTCACTACTCATTACCATCCTTCAATTCTACGGATAACATCCATCTCAGTTACGAGTGGACCTAAATTATGCTTGTCAGCGTTGTAGTGACGTTTAAAAAACTTACTTTGTTCTTTGCTCAATGTACACATAGGTAACCCAAGTTTGTCGTGTAATGCTGCACCTAATAGTGTAGCTTCACGTTCTGGATCTCTATATTCTTGTTCTTCCCACAATGTAATATAGTTATCAAACCATTGAACATTAGTATGTTCCCAATCAGTTAACATAGTCATGTATGTACCTAATCGTGCGCCATAGATAGCCCAAATGCCATTCTCAACATCAGCGCCTACGTTATGCCAAATAGTCAAGTTGTTTAAGTTACGACTAGCGACTGTAACTTTGAATGTGTCAATGTCAGGCTTAGCACCCTTATCAAGAACCATCTTTACACCTTCACGAAAGCCTGCACGCCATGCTTGAAACGGAGTATAGTTAGGATAAGTAGTAGAATAGCAGTCATACATTGCCCAATATAAGTTATCTTTGCTATCTAAACAGAAGTCAGCGATACGTGACACATCACCATCAGTTTGATTTTCATGTGTTTTCATATTAGCAACATAGGTCTTAGTCCAGCTACTCATACCACCGTTGCCATAACGCAATCCATTGATACTGTTAACAGCTTTCCAACGAAATTGTGCTAGTTGATACTTAGGGTCTTTATCAGTAAAGTCTAGTTGCATATTGAAGAAACTTTCATCTGGCATGTTATCACCGTCAATCAAAATGAATCGTTCAGTATCACTGGCTTCACCTGCTGCCTTATGTGCAGCATCACTACCTTTAACTCCGTCAACACGCTTTGCCCACGGAATCATGTTCTTAATCTTTAGCCAGAATTCTTCTTTCTGTGGCTCATCATAGCTAAGATAGATACAATCTAAATCCGCTACGTCAATAATATCATTGGAGTTCATATACGTTTAATTTCCATTTAGTCACTGAACCTTGATTAGTGATTATGCTAACATCATCACTTGCACACATGATAGCATCATCAACATCACTAGGCATCAATTTATAAACAACCGCATTAGGTTGTGCCCGTGATATCTTTCCGTCAATTACTCTAACATCTGGGCGCCCTTCAGCGAATGTTATTGCATCTACAACAATATAATTACCCTCTACAGATTTATCACCCGTATAGCAAATTACTGCGCCCTTGTCATCATAATATAATCTAAACTCAGGAGCTTCAATCTTGGGTGCTTCCCACGTAATTACATAATCTTCTTCGTTCATAATACTATCTTATCACAAAAATTCTTCACATGATAGTGAAATGGATACTGCTGTGGAACAGTTTGTACTCTAATCTGATTAGGTAAGCATTCATAAATGAAAGTATCTGTCCAATCCTCTGTGGGATTACCATTGATATATTGCTTCATATGAACCATACTCATTTCAGTAAAGTTGGGTAATGTAGTTTTTTCGTGCCCTATAATATGAGATGCAATAGCGTAAACCCAGTCAGTAGTTGCTGTTTCATCTGGATTACATTTTAATATTTTTTTATACTCTTCCCAATTAGTAAAAACATCTTTAACTATATTAAAAAATTCTTTTGCTGTATCAGATTTTTTAAAATAAGTTATAGCATTATAAACGTCTGGTAACTTATTATCATCAATAAATCTTCTATAGAATCTTATGTCAGATATTTCTTGCTTAAAGTTTCTAATTGTCCCTGATATTACAACATCTCTATCTTTGAGTACATCCCACCAATGGTCAATATTTCTTGGGATATACATATCTGCTTCTAACTTTATTGTATAATCATATGGACTTGCTTCATACACTTGCCAGTCATTGATTAGTTTCCAATCGCTATCTGGTGCTAGATCACCGTAGGGTAGCATGTCAGTTGTAATGATTGTTATGTTGGCGTCAGGCATTACTCTGTGTATGCTTTTCTTCAATGTTTCTGCACACTTAGTGTAACTAGTACTCTTGGTGTCTTGAGCCATTATTACGAAACCTTTATTCATAATTAATCAACTCCATAAAGTTTTCTTTATTCATTACATGAAAGTCCATATCTTTTATGGTAGTGTATTCTTTGCGAATTTTACCCCTATTCCAGTTATCAAACATCACCGTGTATTCAGTATTAAATTCATCATCATTGTTGCGATATACACTGGTGTTTTTTCCAACATGTAATAAGTTCCATGGTATTACATCTTCAATCGGGGTAGTATGTCCATTTGCAATTCTAGTAGCAAGTGTAAGTGCATAATCATTGCGGAAGGTTACTGATATGAAACCATGAATATTTGCATAGTGTTCAAAATTCTTTTGAACCATTTCCAAACATTCAAAGATTTGTTTCGCTCTTTGTGTTTTCTTAAAAGTAACTACCGTAGCCCATAATGTATTAAAACTATATACGCTTAAAACTTCTTGGGGAACTTTGGGGTGCATTAAGAAACTAGTTGTGTCGTGACAGCAAAAGTCAGTAGGTAAGTCAAATGTTTTTAATAACTTATCCGAGTTAACCATATAGTCAGTATCTAATAGTAATGTTTCGTCATATGGACTTAATTCATATGCACGATATCTTCCTTTATTGATCCAAACGCCCCAATCTCGTCTATTGTTTTTGTCAGCTTCTACTATAGTAACTGAATCAAAACTGTATTCTTCATATTCCGGCAATGAATCAGCGTCTGTTATCAATGTAACAGGTAGACCCAAAAAGTGATTTACACGTTTAGCAGTTGCTACTGCCATTTCATAGTAGTTATATTTTGGGCTATTAAATGCAAAAAGTAATACACCTCTGCTCATCTTTTCTTCTCTAGTTCAGACCATTCATTGTGCCATTCTTCCATAACGGTTTTATAAGTGTCGTTAAGTTTGTGAAGCAGATCAATTCTATTAACTTTGACTGGGTTATTAAAGGTATCTATTAAGATCACCCGTTCATCAGTAGATGCGTTTAAAAAGTTTATAGTTTCTAAATTGGCTTTCCAAAGACCAGACTGGTCGGCTACGATAAATTTACTATCGTACTTGTCTTTAAGATATGCTTTGGCTGAGTTATGATTGAAGCGGGCTTTGGCTTCACTGATTAATGTCTTTGTATCCATGAGTACTCCTATGAGTATTTAGATGGATACAAAGAGACCAAGAAAAATTATGATACGGTTACAGTTCCGGTAACAGAGATTGTACCCCAACTATTACTCAAATATGTTGTTTCGGGCGCTTGTGCAGTTACAGTAGTTGTTGAACCTGTACCAACTACCAATCCGTCGGGTACTTCATCCCAAAGTGTATAGATAGTAACGACACTACCTGCATCACCGTTTGATCCCTGTGTACCATTTGATTTAACAATTACACGAATAAATGTGCTTAAGTATCCTGATGGGCCAGTTGATGCTAATTGAGTGAATACATTTGCATTACTAGTAGTAAGTGCATAATAACCTGTGTTAGTACTAATGGTAGGAGCATTGCCGCCTCCGCCAACTTTAGTAACACCGTTGTATGATACTGCGGAAATAGTTACCGCACCTGAAGTAGGAGAACTTAATACTACTGTACCAACATTGCTTGCTAAGTTATTGAACAATAAATTAATACCTGCTGTGCTGTTAGCATGAGCACATGTAACTTTTAATTGTCCACCTGAATTAAAGAAATATCTGGCTGCATCACCGTTTGCAAATGTCACTGTATGAGTAAATAATGCATTTGCACTCCAAGTAGAAACTGTCGTAGCAGTGTTGGCAGTAGTTGATCCTTGTGTCGCTGCGTTACCTTTACCATTATAGATAGAGGTCAAGTTAGTTGGTATAGCTGACAAGTAAGTAATTGTGCCACCTGATACAGGTGCAGTTACTGCGGTAATTGAAGTACCTTGATGTGACGCACAATTACTTGTGTAAGTTACTAAGTTACCCCATTGCCCTGTCGCGGCTACAGTATTACCTGCGCTTACAGTAGCTACTGCTGTTTGTCCATATCCTGCAGCAGTTCCACCAGTAGACCAAACTGTGTTTAGTGTACCGCTTGTTGTGTTAGGATTTGTACCTACTAGGGTATTAAAATCCGTTGCTGATATTGTTCCATATTGTGCGTATGACATTTATAATCCTTATTTAGATACAGTAACAATTGCTAAAACTGTTCCAATACTAGTTGTTGTTTTATTTTCTAATGCTCGTCCAATAACATTAAATGCAGTTGCTTCATTTGATTGGGCGGCACGTGCCATTCCATTGCCTGCACTAACTAGACGATCACCTTTCTTTACTATACCAGTGACTTTTACTTGAACACGTCCTGTCATAGCGACTGGCGGGTGAGTTGTATTGTCTCCGGCGCCTGAATTCATCAAGTAAGCAGCAGTATCAGAGATAACACCAAATATATCTTCACTTAATTCATATCTTACGCTAGTGATTTCTTTTTCACCGCCCAATTCAACAACAGTCCCTGCATCATAGTATGCATCAGCCTCAAAGCGTTCTGCCAAGTCAGCGTATGTTGCTTGCAATCTACTAGCACCAACTAGTGACCAAGTACCTGTAATTTGACCAGCAGTTCCTGCCGCGCCTGTTGTGATATTTGCAGTAGTTACACTACTAGGAGCAATAGCACCGGCAAATTGTGATACTGAATTTGCTCCAGTTAAGTAATCAAAAACGTTTGCATTATTATAAGTACCTGCAAAACTGATAGGTGTACCGTTTGCGTACATATATTTGTCAGTTCTAATACCGTATGTATTACCTGCATTGTTAATAACGATATTACCTGAATTGACATAAAGACCTGTACCAGCAACAGAGTTTGCTGTTCCTGTACCATTTAATGTCCAAGTTCCTGTAACTGTACCAGCAGTTGTTGCAGAGCCGGTTGTTATTACAGTAGTGTTTAATGTTCCAATATTACCTGTAGTAATATTTGCAGTTGCAATAGTAGCATTAGAAGTTGCTGTAATTGTTGCGGCTGTAATTGTATTGGCAGTAATTGCATTGCTAACAGCTAAATTACCTGATGAGATATTTCCAGTAACTGTAACAGCACCAAATGTTGTTGCTCCACCGCTAGAAGTTGAAGTCAATGCTAACCAAGCATTTGCGTTAGATGTACCGTCTGCTGGACAAACATACAATGTATTTGCGTTTGTATTGTACCATAATTGACCTTGAAGCGGGTTAGCAGGGGGACTTGTATTAGCGTAATTTTCTAGCTGATGAACAAAGTTTGTGTCTACGTATTGACCATAACCAGCATAATTTCTGCCCGGTAATGCTAGTGAAGTACTACTTGTGTTAATAGTACCATCGGCAATAGTTGTCAATATTTGACCATTGCTTTTTACGATTGTATATGCCATTTTTAAATTACTCCAATATCTTTTATTTATCTTAAATTGTTACTAAGTTCGTCAAACTCTGTATTCTGACAGTGTAATCAATTTGAATCTGTCTGTTTAAACTTTTTTGCACCGGGTGAAATATAACGTGGGTCAATAACCTAGTAATAACTGCCCCGGCAGCATCAGTTCCGTAATTAGCAAGCAAACCCAATTCATCAAAAATATAGCTAGAGTCCGTTTGGGTACTATTGTCAAATGCTGCTTGACCTGCAGGTTCGCCGTAATCTAACAAACATTGTACCAAAATGTCAGTATAATACTTCCCGGTGGTATGGGTAACAGTCATCTTATTGCGTGTGGGATCCAAGTTGAAAACACTGGTGTCATCTACAATCTTAGCGTAAGTTTGATTATATAATGCTGCATTTTGACCAGTTACATTTGGGGGCAAATAAGTTATAACCCCGGTGTCAGAAACGCTTGCTCCGCCATTTCCAAACGCCATTTCGTATATTTCTCCATACCCGCGACTACTTAATGTGTCAGCAATTGACTCTGACATATTTTCGTAATTAATAGCATTTTTCTTATCTACAAATATTTCCCCGTCGTTGGGGTCATAGATTTTCAAAAATCCTTCTATTTTATATGATAGTGTTATTACTGACATTAATTATCGCCTCGCATTTGAACCAAAACTTCTTTGGTGTTTGGATCTGTTATTTTTATCCCGGAAGAAAAATAAAACCCCCCGTGTTCGTTGGGTTTCGTCTCTGGTTTTGCAGTAGCTTGATTCTTATTTTCTTCCATTTTTTCGTTCATATATTTATTTATCTTTAGTTTCTATCCGTTCTTAAGAAATTTGCTCCGTCTGTAACACTAATCTGTAAAGGATCACCGTCAGTAGTATTATATACATAAGAATTCCATTCAGAAGAATATAATACATCAGACATGCGATTATTAGGAATTAATCCAAATATTTCTGAATATAACGGGATATAATTTTGTGCTCCTGTACCATTAGCACCTCTAGTTAGCTGACTGACAGTATTTGCTACTAAATCACATTCACCAAACCCAATTTGTTCTCCGTTGATATATAACAATCTACCCTCAACTGAGGTGACTGTCAAAGAATTTCCAGCAGAAACTTGGGCAGAAATCTGTAACACCGGGGCAGAATCTACAATAACTATTTGATAATTTGCAGGATCTACTGTAGTAGAAGTTGTGTTGTTGTATACTGTTATGTGACAAATTACATTTTTGTTAGAAGTCAAACCAATATTGTATAATCCAGACACTGCTGCAGGACATGTTACCACTTGAACAACATTATCAGTAATACGAGTTACATCATTAACATAAATTGTACTATCTGTATAATATAACGGCTGTGTTAACCAAGTTCTAGTTTGTGTATTTGCTCGGTAAACTGATGGTTGATTTGAAGTAGTTACATTTAGTAAGTAAACTTCTTCATTGGGAGTAGCAGTTGGCATCATACTGGTTACTATAACTTCATCACCTGTCTGTACTACAGTTAGTATACTTAAATTATTGTATGCATTAAGTTTTAGTGATGATGAAGGAACTCTATAACCATTTACAGTTACCCACAATCTATCAACATTAACTTGCTCAAACTGAGAAACATTTATAGTTATACCACTAGTAGTTGTAGCATTTGTTAATAAAACTTCAGCTTCATTTGGATAACGATTTGCACTTATTGTAAACTCTTGCAATCCAAATGCAAGACCTGTTCCAGTTTGTCCAGAACTATTACAAGTAAATGTTCCACCTATTACCGGAGTTCCAACATAGCCAATTGTATTCCAGTTAGTAGTACCAAGTATAGAAATTTCATATGTATTGCCAGAAATAAAACTTCCTGCCTCAATTTCGGGTCTTACTTGTAGAATGTAATATGTAGTTTTTGCTAATATTCCACCAAGTAAGTTTTGCCCAGCTAGAGCACCAATTTCTGTAAATATAACCGGGGTGCCTTCAACTAGTGTAGTGGTACTTGGTACTGTAATTCTATTTCCATTAGCAGTAGTAGATGTTACAGTGGTATCTGCAATAGTGAATAATTGATCTATCCAAGCATACCCGCCTGAGATGTATGTTGATGAATATGTTACTGGATAATTTACAGCAGTTAATGCAGGATTATATGGTTGTAAATATAAATCAAACACCTTATTAGTTATTACGTGAACATAATAAACATTATTGTTTAATTGAGTAGCACCAACAATACCATCAAGTCTAACTAATTCATTTTGTGTAAAATAATTGTTTATTCCAGTTGTTACACGAATAGCAGGAGTTCCTCCCATATAACCAACTACTACACTAGATGAAGTAGTTAATGTGATTACATTATTAAATTGATCTACTATAGTAAACTGTGTTGAACTTACAATAGTACCAACAAAATATACTTGACCAGTTGTATCTATTCCACCATCATTAGCAAATAATGCATCACCTGTACCAGAACCAATTCCCGTAGCAGTAAATATAACACCCACTGTATTAGAACTTGCGCCAATTAAAGTAAAATCAGTAGTACCAACTGTTGTGATTTGATATTGTGCGCCCACAACAAAAGAACCGGCATTAACTATACCTGCTTTAAATATTATAGGTTGACCGGCTACTAACAAAGAAGTAGAATTACAAGTTATATAGTTTGTTATAGCAGTAGTAGCAGTAACAGTTACTGTTGCAGCCGGTGGAGTTATAGTGTTATTAATAGCTGTAATATTAGATACTGTAATTCCATTAATGACGCCAGTCATAGTTCCACTTGCGCTGGTTACTACAATTGGTGATCCTCCTAGTTGAGTAGAAATTTGAAAGTCTGTTGAATTTAATATTGCTGTTACAAAATATGTTTGTCCAGCAATTATGCCACCTATCGCGGGGCTATTGAATACAACAGGATAACCAATTGTCAATCCACTAGTACTTGAGGTAGTTAAGTAATTAAGTTCCTCATCAAATGGTCCTGCAGAATATGAATAAGCAGATCCGTTTCCTAATCCTGTACCAACATTAGCACAAGTAAAAATACTTCCAACTGCATAAGTTATACCGGTTGTTCCTGCAATAGTATTCCATTGAGTATTAGTAGTTGTTCCCAAAGTTACAATAGAATACACATTACCTAGAACAAAAGATCCAGCAGTCTGCAAACCTGTTTGATTGATAGCATCAAACCCTTCACCTGCAATGATCGCTGATCCTGTTCCAGTACCTACGCCCGTTGCAGTGAATGTTAGTCCAATTGTATTTGAAGTTGCACCAATAGCGGTGAAGTCTGTATTTGCACCTGGAGTAGGGTATGCATTGTCATTGAGTGACTGTATAGTGTAAAGTTGTCCAACTACAAAACTGCCAGCAAGTATGGCATAATCAAACGATACAACAAAATTAGTAGTACTAGTAACTGTTATTGTAGACAATGTTTTACTTCCAGTAATATTATACTGTGTATTAAAATATTGACGTTCAGGTAAATTGTATGATGTTACGGCGACTGTTGACCCGTTGCTAGGAGGAGGCGTGAATAATATTGAGTTAGTATTAGGATTAATTGAATACTTACCTTGATTTAAACGTAACCCATCAACTTCTACTACTGCGTTAGTAGCATTTGTGGTACCTATATAGTTTGTCAATGAGAATGAAGCAGATGAACCATCACCAACAAATTGTTGAGTTTGAGGTAATGTATAACCATATTGAATTGGTAAAGTTTCACCCATTAATGTATAGGTTATGTAATCTATTGTATTGTCATACACACTTGCTAATATTATTGACGCAGAGATTCCGTTGTCTGCAAGACCAATTGCATAATCATTGGTTACAAATATTGCACCACCTGTTGCATTCGTTAATGTCAATGTTGTTCCGCCCGCAGTTTGTGATATTGTAAATTCATTCCCGTCATATATTGATTTAACATAATACACTTGATGAGGTATAATTACGCCACCAAACATAGTATCACTGAATACGATTGGTTGATTAACAATTAATCCACCGGTTGAAATAGTTGTAACTGCATTGTTACTAGCTTTCGTTCTTACGACAGGAGCAGTAGTACCAAGAACCATAGTTGTTCCGTTATGATATACTGAAGGCGGAGTCCAAACTACGCCTGTACCAACTCTAATTACGGCTTCCATTTGTCCAGTAGCAGTTGTCAATACAACAGTTTCACCAGCAGTACCGGTACTTGAATTATAAGTAGCAGAGATAGTTATTCTATTTGAATATCCACCAATAGATTTAACATAATACACTTGATCTTCAACGATACCACCAAATACTGCACCGCTGAATGTTATTGGACTATTTAGTATAAACTGGTTAACACTTTCGCATGTAATTGTATTGTTTGTGCCATTAGTTGCAACAGCATAAACATATACAGGATCAGTTCCCGGTCTAATTACCCCAGAACCCTGATACACCGTTTGACTATAATTTGCATTTACATATATTTCTTGGAATCCTGTAACATCATTATTTCTAATAGGATCAGTTTTTGTATTTGCCTTAACTAATTGATCTCCGTTACCAACTTCATATACATCTATTTTTAATGTATCTGTACCGGGAACAATATAATTCAAAGGAGTAACTAACGTGATTGTGTTATTAATCCAATTTACAGTATAATTTGTTCCATTGTATATTCTAGTAGCTAATCCATTAGTATAACTAATTATATAAACACTTAACTGTGCAGGAGTCATTACTAGATTATCAAAACTATATACGGTTTGATTACCACTAGTTGGTTGTATCTCAGTTGATACTACATTATATCCAACATGTTGATATATTGTTTCATCCCAGTCTGTTCCGGGACGAGTAGCAACAGTCATCATAATAGTGTCAGAAACTACACCAGGCACTAATTCTTCCGGACCATATCCAGCAGTAAATGCGTCACCTTCTACAGTATAAGCTGCAGGATCTGATATAAAACTAGAATTTGAAGTCCATGTAACAGCATTAGAACTAATTAGTACAGTATTTTTATCACCCACTATTACATACTTACCGGCAACATTATTCCAAACAGTACTTTCTAATGTCTCTGTAGTGCCAGATGTACGTTGAGTCCAAGGTGATCCGTATATTGGTGCAGTTAATATAACTCCATTTTCACCCACTGCAATGTATATATTATTATAACTATCCCAAATTACATTGGTTAATTTAGTAACTACTCCGGATGATTGGGCATTCCAAACAATGGTATTGAAACTTGTGTATATTGATCCATTGTCACCCACTGCTACAATACTTTGTGTACTTGAAGCAACACTATTAAATCCTGAATGGGTGGCGCTAAAAGAAACTTGTCGCCAAGTAAGTGAGTCTGTGCTAGTATATATTATAGCATAGTTAGTTGCTATTCCTGATACCAATTGTTGACCTAAACCTACCGCCACAAATCCAGTATAACCTGCTGTAGATACGTGTGCTACACCATTAAAAATATTAGTTAGACCATTAGTAAACGCATAACGCATAGTCCACGTATATAAATCAGTAGATGTAACAATGTCATTTCCTACTGCAACATATATACCGTTGTTATAAGTTACACTATTTAATGCAGTTGCAGGTACACTTATTGAAGATACATCAAAATTGGTGTCATTAAACGGAGTACTGTCATAAGGAGTGAAAGTTCCATTAGTAATCCATTCATATCCATTTGTGCTTATTAGTATAGGTGTAGCATTATTATTAGTTGTAATAACATAATTCCCACCGGCATAAATTAAATCAGTAATGTTAAGAGTTTGATTAGCCAAATTATTAATAGCCCAATCAAGCCCATTGCTACTTATATTGAACAATGAATTGTTATTGGTATCTGAACCGGCTAGATAAAATAATCCATTCCAAACAATAGCTTTCAAGTTAATCCCTGCAGGATAGAATGGCTTATCTGTTAATATTGTATCTAATGTATACTGCTCTGCCGGAGCAAAAGCATTACCTTCATATGTACTATTAGGATAAGTTATACCAGATACCAATTGAGTTAAATCTACCCCGGGCATATTAACTGTTGGTTGATAATATCCAATAATTCTATCTAAGGCATTTAATTTCTTACTACCAGAACTTAATAATTCCCACTTGCCAAAAATAAACTCAGGATCATTGTTACTTACAATACATTGATATAAACGATTATTGTATTTTACAATACTAGCATTAAAGAAGAACGGCTCAGGTAAGAATGCATAATCCCCTGATTTAGCCATTGTCATTCCAGTTCCAACTGTTGTAGCTAATTGGAATGTACTTCCTCCTAGTGTCTCAGAAATTGTAACTGTAGTAGTTGTTGGTTTAGTTAATATATAATATGTTTGACCTAATACTATATTACCAAATACAGAACCAGTAAACACGACGGTATCATTAATATTAAAACTTGCAGAACTTGTTACTGTAACTTGATCAGTTAATGAACTAGTAGCAGTAGCAGCGGTTGTAGTTGCACCTTGATATGCAAAATTTTCTCCTGATACAGGAACTGTACAATTAGGATTACTATAAACACCAACTTGATTTTCAGATATAACCTTCAAATAATATTGTGATACGTCACCTGCAGGAGTTCCATTTGCAATACCTGATGTTATGCCACCGGTACTATTAACTGTTAATACAGTTAATTGTAAATTATTTGCAGGCTTTGTTCCACCTAATAGATCGCCAGTAATAGTTACAATGTTATTAATTGCATAACCAGATCCAGCAGTTGTAATTATGGTGCTATACCCACCTAACTTATAATTTACGTCAAATACTGCATTAGTTAATACTGCCTGTGTTAACTGTACTGGATTTTGTTCTACTGTATGAACCCCAGTACCAGCAGTAGTTGTTCCAATTGCAGAACCAGTTGTAGTATATGCTAAATTAAATGTGTTCCCGCTTAAATTAATTACATAGTATGTTGTAAAATCATTTAACGGTGCAGGTAAAGTTCCAGTAGTATGTAAAACCACACTTGCACCGTTGACAAATGCACTTCCAGTTGTAACTGTAAATACAGCCGGGCTAGCATTAGAGATAGTAACAGTTTGAGCAGAATTCTTTAAAGAATACCCGCCGCTAATTGTTAAATAATTATCCCCGGTGCCTGTCATTGTTCCGTTATCAGTGGTTACTTGATATACACTACTTAAATTTATATCTGTTGAAATTGTAAATCTACCGGTGCCAGCTGGAGGGCTTGAGTCAATTGAATAAACATAATAGACTACTCCAATTGCTACTCCTCCCAATGAGGTGCCTGAGAAATATAACGGCATTCCCACATATAGTACATTAGTAGTATTTGCATTTGATGCGATTGGTAAAGTTAACCAATACCCTGTGCTACTTGTATTAGTAACAGTTATTGTGGTTGTTCCAAAACCATTTACGGTATAAGGACCTGCACCAACTGTCAATCCACCAATACTAGATGCAATATTAAATTCTAAATTATTGTATATATTGGTTAATCCTGCACCACCGGCAGTCAAACAAATTCTATTAACGGTTGCCAAGGTTGCACTAATTTCTCTTGTTAACAAGTTAGAAACTGTTCCGGTTTTATTAACGTATTGATCGGATGTTTGATATAATGTAAATTCTTGTCCAGTGATTTGTCCTGGGCTTATTGGTAAGCCAACGTTCAATGTCATTGATTTATTAGAAACAGTAGTTAATACCACAGTATCTGCTTGACTAGTACAAGTGCAAGACCCTGAATCAGTAGTTAAAGTAACAATATTACCATTAATACCATCAGCAATTGTGAATGAAGTATTTGATATTATTGCTCTTACATAATATGTAGTGCCAGCAACTATATTACCAAATGTTGTTCCAGTAAATATTATTGGTTCATTTACAGTTAAATTTGTTGTACTTGAACAGGTAATATAATTAGTTCCTGAAGTTGTTGCAGTTACAGTAAAGTTAGTAGGAGAATTATTTGTAGATGCTGTAAATGTTTGATTATCAACTACTGTAATTACATAATAAATTTCATTTTCAACTACACCACCAAATACATCTCCGGTAAAGAATATAGGAAGACCCAAATAGAATCCACTTGTACCATTTTGACCAGTAACAGTTAACGGTGTTGTAATATAGTTTGTTGTTGCGGTAGTTGCTGTAACTGTTCGTATACCATCATAATTAATAGTCAATACTGCAAGATTGGTTAATTGACCTACATAAAGTGTAAGACCAGCTGCACTTATATTTGTAGTGTTTTGTGCTACTACTGCCCCAGGATTACCGTTACCATCAACTGAAGCCGAAATAGTAAATCCAGTATCTTCTAATAAGTATGCTGTACCAGTTCCAATTGCAGTTGCTTTGATAATTATCACATTACCTACAGAGTAAGTTACTCCTGTAGTACCTGCTACGGTATTCCAATTTGTTGTACCTAAACTGCCAATTACATAATTGTGTCCAAGTTTTAAGTTAGCAGAAAGAGTAACAGTTGCGTTTGGTAATTGTACTAAAGACTTTACGTAATAAATAGTTTCACTTTGTGGTGATGCTTCAGGTGGTGTACTGCTTACTAAAGGAGTTCCTGTAGTTGATCCTATAAATTTAACTGGCATGCCTATATAGAAACCAGTTGTTGAACCTATACTACCCGCAACTTCTGCTCCACCGGCATTAGGATTAATTCTAATAGCATTGCGATACGCTGCTACAGAGTACGCTGACCCGTATGTTTGTACAGTATTTCTTGTTCTTGATGACCAAGTTAGCGACTGTTGATTTTGACTATCTAAAATTTCAAAAACTGCACCATGGGCACTAGCTAATATGCTATTGATTGGTGGAGATGTACTTTCTAATGTTATAGAAGATGATGAAATTTGATTACTATTGTTTAATGAACCGGCATAAAATGATCCATAAAAATTACCAGGCAACCAGTCTATAACTTGTGAATTATAAGAAGTTCTATCAAATCGTAACGATATACTATTTTCTCTAACAGGGATAGCACTAGTTACACAACTAGCAACAGCGCCAACACTAAAATATTGTGTTCCGGACCCTTGTGATTCAAACACAACACGGTTGGCATTATTGATTGCATCCAAGTAAGTAGAATATAATGCAAAAACTGGTGAAGGAGATATTTCTAAAAGATTTACATAATATCTTTGACCAACAATCAATCCACCAATAGCGGTTGAATCAGCTCCAATAGAATAAACAACTAAATCACCAGTTTGTAATAACTCGGCTGAGCCAGTTAAATCAATAGTATCACTTACTATGTCTACATTAGTACTGCTAATATTTAAAGTAAATGCAGGGTCAATGTTAATTGTTGGTAATACAGCATAACCTTCACCCGGATTAATTAAGTTTATCCCTACAACATAACCAAGACTCATTATAGGTTCAAATTGTGCAGGAACTCTTGGTGCAGGATAGATAGTAGTATCTATATAAGCAGTAACTCTAGGAGGATTAGCATATCCTCTTCCTTCATTTAATACTACGACAGGTGGCAAATCAATGAAAATATCTTCGCCAGGAATATGTATAGTAATTGTTGTACCGTTTGCTCCGCGAGATAATCCTGTTAATTCATTTGTTGCTAAGTTTCTATTAGCATATCCAATTTGCTCTTCACCAATCATTATAGTACCAGTTACTGGCAATCCATTAACATTGTCAATAAAACATGAATTTGAATTTAATGATAGATAAGATGCTAAAACTGATATTTGATAGCCTTCTTGACCCGTAATACTCAATCCGTAATTATTGTACCATTGGCTATATGGGGCAGTTTGCCATATTGCATCAGTGTATAAATATTGGGTATCTAAACTTGGATTAGAATATACTAATTCAGGAGTAACAAATTGTTCTATACTTGAATTGTATTGTGCCGGTAAATCAAAATCAGTTATGTCACCTTCAAATATTTCAGTACGTGTATATTTAAATATGAACTCTTTAATTACTACATGATAAGGTTTAACTTCATTCAAATAACCTTCTAAGAACAATTGGTTATCAGAACGGAATACTTCTAATGGAAGCAATTCACGAATAGTATGTGAAACATCAATGAATGATGTTTTGTTCAACCAATCTAAGTAATTCTGACTTTCAATGGTTTCGCTTTGAATGTATTCAAATAGTAAGATTAAACTCTTATTTCTAAAAACTAATAATTCATTTGTGTAAATTTCTTCATTCAATGCACGAATGATATAACGAGTTTCTGTACTTGGATATTCATCATACGGAGTTGTATCAAAGAAGTTATCACCAAAGCCTAATTTAGCTTCAGCATAATCCCAAAGTTTGCTACTGAATTCAATAGTTCCGTTAGCTAGACCAATACGTGTCCAAACACCAGCACCAGAATATATGTATGTTTCACTATTACCAGCACTATTTGCAGCAACAGTCACAATAGTTCCAACAGCTACACTTAATGTAGACAAATCAGCATATAAAGGAACTTGCAATGCAGATTTGGTGTTATTATTATATCCGGGCGCCCACCAATTTATTGTATTCCAATAATTGCGAGTATCAAAGAATTCACCAGACTGATACAAGAATTGCGAATTTCTTATTTCAATGATGGGGAATTGTGCCAACACAGTATTAGCGTATATTAAGTAATTCTTTAATGCTCCAAACCTATTATAGAAGAAGCCCTGTCTTGGTCTAGCTAATATACCAGTTTGTACTGCTTTTGGTAGTAATGGGTCAGGTACAACGCCACCTGCGTTATCAACACCACTCATACTATCTAGCATTCTGTTGTATAGACCAATTGGTTCAGTTATGCCCACTGCTGCATGATTTTGATATCCGGCACCTGAGCCAGGCACTCCGGATAAGAAGTCATCTGGATAATTAGCACGAATTAAACTATATTGATTATGTGCTACATCATCACTAACTGTAATTGAATAACCAATATGTAAAACTGTATCTTTAGCATTTATATAATCAAAGCAATTATACAAAGCAAATACATTTGGTAACAGAGGAGTAAAGTAACCAATGCCAGTGGCTGACGGGAATGCAATATATGATTGCAAAGTAGAATCAGCTAATGTTTTTCCTAACTCTGAAAAAACAATATTTGAATTTCTAACCCAGAAATAATATACTGGGGTAATTAATCCTTCTTGATTTATTATTCCGCGAATTGAATAGGTGTTTATATCATACGGTGTACCTGGACCTGTGTATTGGGAAGGTGTTACATTACTACCAATCCATGAATATACTGCTACATCACTACCGGGGAATACTCTACCCCACCAACGACTATTATAACTAACATCATTTTGATGATAATTCATAAAACGAACATTGGTTGTATCAAACCAAAGTTGTCCTATTTTATCTGCTCCCCAAACTAAACCGCCTTGGGCATTATTTGTTGTAGTATATCTTGCAGGATCAGTATTAGCAACAATGTCAATATTTTCAACCACTGCACCTAATAATTTACCTTGCAACGGATCAATATAATCTAAGTTTTCTATTGTCTGATTAGTCATTGCACTAAACAATTGTATGTTAAATACACCATTAATATCTACAACAGGAGCAGAACTTCTAAATACTGCCCAATCAGGTGAACTACTTGTGCTTATATAAGTTACTACTTGACCATTAGTATCATTAGCATTAGTAGTTGGCATAAAGTTTGGTGTACCAACTGTAACACGGTTACTATTAAAGTCTAACGCTCCCCCATAATATGGTTGTGAACCATAATCTAAATCTCGTGCGTTTGTACTTTGTGCATAAACAAACTTTCCAGGAGCATTTAAGTTTTCATTATACGTAGACAGATAATCAAACATGTACACTGCGCCCGCATTGCGGAATGTGTCAACCCACTGTGTTGCGTTATTGTCAAATACAGTATCGTTATCTAATTCATCATCTGTAAAATCAAACGTTGTAGCACTATATCTTGTACCAACCGGTGCACTAGCAATAAATGATCCTGAATTAGATTTATCAAATTTAACTACAGTGCCAAACTGAGTGCGACCCTGTACGTGAGGACAAGTTATTTTTTGTGTCTGAGTATATAATTTCATACCCATTTCACCTAGTGTAGCGGTATCTAAAATAGTTAATGTTAATTTATTTCCAGCTATACCTAATTCATTATTAATCAATGATATTGCTAGTTTACCTTGATCGGTGGCAGATGCATATATATTAGTTAATGCTAACAAATTAATACTAGCAGCTACGGTAGCAGCGTTGCCGACTGGCAATATAGCTTTATACCCATTAAGTAAAATTGTTCTAGGAGTAGTGATGTTACAAGCATCATTACCAAAAATGATACCATATTTTTCTCCACCATTTGTATATCTATGAACAGCACCTTCATAATTTTGATCTGATAATTCAAATGGTGCACCAATCAATATTTCATTAGCAAATCTATTAGTGTCAGTGCTTAAGCCAAATTGAACACCGACTCTTGGTGTTTCTTCATTAGTTAATGTTTGTGCTAACACAAAATTTGACCCGCCTACATTAAGTATATCACCTGCATTCAATGTTGGGGTATCGTTGCTGTATATACTTAGGGTAGAACCTATAACTGAATAATAGTTGTCTGTTAATACTGTTCCATTAATTGTTACGGTTAAAGGAGTTGTTTGTACCGTCACTGTCATAGTACCACCAGTATCATTTCCAAGCTGTATGACACTGCCATATCGTGTAGAAGATATCGTAAATGTAGTTGACGTTGGCTTAGATTGTACGTAATACACAGTATTTTGTGATATTGCCCCAGCAGATATTATAGAGCCAGAGAATACTACAGGGTCTCCTACACTAAAGACAGTGCTATCACTTATTGTAATTCTATCATTAGATGCGTTCGTATCGGTTGCAGTTTGTGTTACTGTAACCGGTGACCATGCTAGCGGGAATGTCAATGGAATATATGCTTGACTGGTAGATTGTGATTCAAAGTTTTGTACCGTTCTGGAAAATACATATGTGTATCCATAATTAGCAGTATTAAGGTCATAGTCTTTTTGTGGAGTACCAATTACTACAGTATCACCGTAATAATCAGTAGAAACAGAATAACCAAATTGATCTCCAGGAACTGTTAATCCTAACGCATCACCGTCAATAATATACGAAAATGCATAAGTTGTATCTTCTGCGACACCCGTACCTGCACCTGCACCTGTAGCAATGAATGCTGTTCCTACATTATTGCTAGTAGCACCAATTAAAGTAAAGTCGGTTGTACCTACACTAACAATAGTATAAGTTTTACCTGACACAAAACTACCAGCAGTGATATTGTAATTTGCTTTACGATAAGCATATACGCTATTGTTATCTATATCAGAAACATAAAGCCAATTTTGATCACCTGACAATGCAGTAGAGGTTCCCCAAGTTGTAACTCCACCGGGCGCAGCAATAGTTTGATATAATGCTAATGTGTTTAATTCTCTAGTGTTTATTAATTGATAGATATAAACAGTCGGTGTAGTTGTTGGTTGTGAAATAACAAACAAATTATCAACATAAGATATATTTGCACCAAACGTTGTGGCTTGTGTTATTGTTTGTTGCGGTGAATATGCGTCTATAGTCGCATTATATGCATAGCGATACACTTCTCCGGCAGCACTATCACTTATTAAATATCCTAAATTATTAGTGTATGCTACTGCACTACCAAATGTGTCACTCGCTGGTTTAACTATTTCTTTATTATATTGATAGTTTATGCTCTTACGGAACACAGCCCAACTACCGTCATTATTAGTATCAACCCAAACTTTTACTTTATTAAATTCATTATCTAATAACGGCAAGTTAACAATTTCAGGTGCTGTGGCAACACGTTGAGACTGCATTCTAAATCCAATACCCAACCCGTTAATATTAGTTATTTGCGGGTTTAATGCTAGATTAATAATCACATTGAATGGATCTACTATTGCACTAACAATATAATAATTGTCAATATTTACGTTAAAATTAACAATTGCAAAAACTTGATATTTGGTTAAATTATGAGCCTGGCTAAAAGTAATGGTAACTGTGTTATTTAAATTATTTTTAGCATTGATAATTGAACCTAAACTAGCAGGCGTATAAACTTGCCAATCTGCCAAATAATTTGCTAACCAAACATAATCACGAACATAAAACTCATTGATTGGAACTACGGTTCCAGCAGCGTTTTGTGCGTTAGATAATCCAGAATAGAAATAACTAGCCATTTTAACATCATCAAAGTTTACGTATCCTGCAGTAGGATACAATGATGATGGTTGTGAACTAGATATAGTAGGCAATATATCAGGAGATGATATTGGTGTGCCATAGTTAAACACACTGTACAATGGTACTTCTTGTTGAACCCCGTTTGTATATGTTCCGTTAGTTAATCCAACAATAGAAGGATTGCCTGTTAAGTCGGGCTGGCTTAATCTAAATTCAATAAAGTTATTGTTAAGTGTTCCACCAAACTCACCTGACTTAATTGCCCAGTTTTCATACAATTCATAATCAATTCCACCTTGAGGCAAGTTAGCACCCTTAAATGCGCTAGCTGCATTTTTTGTACCCTTATCTTTAATTAAATTTTTATAAACATTAACTTGTGTAATGTCTGTCAAATCTACTAACGCAAGATAGTCTCTTGGACGATAACCAATTAAAGAGAATGACAATAAATCAGCATCATTTTCTAAATTAGCTTTATCTACATCATAGTATAATGTACTTTCATATGAACGTGTTTGACTATTAGGTAATAGTCCTTTTTGTATTTCAGAGTAAGGAGTTTCTTTCCATTCACGTTCATCAAATACTTCTTTTGCTTGAACTATAGTGATTGCTGACCAATACTTGTTTTTATATTTTACTATTGAACCTTTGGTATACTTAATTTCTTTAGTCCATTCAACAACGTTATCTTGGTTAAGAATAAATCCATAAGCATCTAATATACCGGTCCAGTCAGCAGTTTTTGCACCGTTGACTGTGATTCTGTTTTGACGCAATCCGGTAATCAAATTATATATTATATCATTGAACAATGTTACATTATCAAAAATTATACTATTCTCAATATTACTAATATTAAATTGTCCATAACTAATTGCATCACCTCTATTCAGCGGTACAGCAACGAAACTAGTACCATCACGAACTACAGATAATTGGTCAGATGGAATAGGATACAGGTCTTGATTTAAAACAAAATTAGTTTGTCTTAATGTCAACGGTTGAACTATTCTGCTATCTTTATTAATAGTCAATGAACCAGCAGAGGGATTGATTGTTGTTATACTACCCAATTCCCATCCAGTTTGTGCCCAATATAGATATTCAGCAACCATTTGTTGCCAATTAATTGGAATGCCACTTTCTACTATTTCATGCAACACACCCTGACTGGTCAAGTAAGCGCCATAACTCATTATAAATTGAGCAACTTGTTGTGCATTATAAAATTCAGTACCGTATGGTATTGTTTGAACTTTATCATAGTATTCATTACTTATTTTTACTGTTAAGTTTTCAACAGTAATAGTTTCAGTAAACGTGCCGGCTTTTGGGGTAAGAACTTTAAAGTAAGCATTGGTTTGTGAGTTACCGTATACTTTGTAACCATTTTCAGATATTTGAACTACTATACCACTATAAACAATTCTATCAAATGGTTGATTTTCGTATAATATTAACCCATAACTTTCGTCTGGGATTAATAGTGAACTATTGTTACTATTTGCTGAACTCTTTTCAACATAGAATTTTAATAGATTCTTGTCACTAAATCCCGCCATGCGATATACTAAACGAACATCTAAATTATCTAACAGCGTGGTTAAGTTAAGTGTAGCATTAACACCAACTTGTTTTTCATAATCAACAATCCAATTAAGATAACTGGTTGCAGGAGTACCTTGTCCGTAGATTGGTATGTTAGTTAGAACTAAATGGCTTCTATCATTTACAAGATATTGATTAAATTCAGTATTAAATTTGTAATTGTCTACATCTACACCTAGATTAAAGAAATCGGCGGGTTTAGTCAATGCTAATATACGCATCAAGTCAAATGGCCATGTGCTACTTCTACGATAGCTAAATTCAGCTGGGCCTACATCTCCCACTTGCCAATCTTTATTGAATGTTTGTTCGGTATAGTTACCTACAATAGCATCAAAAGGAGACAATAACTCACCGTTACTATTTACTGGTATTATATCCAGTAAACCAGGACGTGCATAATTTGGTTTTATATAAGGATTGCCGTTGTTCCAAACAGTACCTGTTTCTAAATCTCCCCACAATACTAAGTTATCACTTGTATACGGTGCTGCACCGTATCTAGTTGTCCACCATGTTGGTTCGTTTGCTAAACCTAACATTTCCCAAGGAGTTTCATTTGGAGTGCTTGTATCATAGAAATACAAATATGCACCTCTAAAATAACCTTGTTCAATTGGTTGATTGTTTAGTTTGTTACCACTGTCTCTATAGTTATAAGTAAATTGTTTTGTTTTATTATAGAATTGAGTTTTGTAATCAATTCTATTTTGCCCTACCCAATTTAAAAATGATTCACTATATATTTGCAAAAATTCATCATATGTGTAATCTGTTTGTCTAAAGAAGCCGGGAATTATAACACCTTGGTATGAACCAGCCGGTGCTGTTTCACTTAATTTTAAGTTGTTATATACACGAGTTTCATACTCTAATAACACCTGATCTCTAAAATCAACTAAAGTGCCTGTAATTGTATTATATGTACCGTACAATTTATTGAATGAACCATCGTGTCCTACAATGAAATATGTTTCCGGGTTGTAGGCAGTATCTAATACTACAGCAGGAATAGTTGCAGGATACAAGCCTAATTTGGTAGGAGTGTTAGGAGCATAACTTCCATATGTTTGATTGTATTCATTAATTGTAATTTGGTCATTGGCTTGTAAATCTTTGGTTACAGTTAACGAAGGACTATCTGTACTTACAGTATAATCAACTCCTTTTACTAGTTGAGTTTGAACTCCATTACGAGTCAAGTAAACCAATACGCTATTGTAATTAGCAGTAGAAAAATTATATATATGACTTAAAGGGTAAACACTTACATCTAATGTGTTTGCAAAACTATAAGTGTTGCTGATGTACGGCGCCTTAGATGGAATCATGTCACTCCAAAAGAATGGCTGATCATCAGTATGTGATGCATTCATTTTATCTAATGCATCATCTAACATTTGTGAGGGCGTTAATCTTATTGAATAATCTGCGTTATTAACTGTATCAACTAATAAAGTTTTAAAGGTGATGTACTGTCTGCTATTGAATAACAACGAATTGAATATATTATGTGCTTGATTGCGTAAAATTGTGCCAGGCATTACTAACGAAGCACTATTTTGAATAATTCTATTACCCCATGGCACTAAATTACCCAAATCACGATAATTATTAGGGCCAAATACTTCACCTGTTGTATTTGGATTATTGTAAAATATACTTTGATACTGCCCGCGTATTTCACCAATGTTAGCTGTTGTTAAATCCCCATTGAATGGGTTATTATTTAAATTGATTGGAGTTTGATAATATGCAGTTGCACTTACTTGATCGCTTAGTATTAAAATTTGAACTACAGTTTGTGGTTCTGCAATTGTTGTTATATTAATTGATGTGGTAGTATCTGTGGTTGTTGCTGTCCAATATTTATTAGGCAAATATACATTATTAATGTAAACTTGTATTAGTGGCCAGTTAGTAGAGATAGAAAGTACAGGTGCTATATCACATACAAATGTATTAGTTTGATTTACTATAACATCATAATTAAATTCAAATATTTGATATTGAACGCTAGGTGATACTGCTGTTTGCCATCCTAATTGTCTAACTACTGTAGGAGTAGATGGAGTTGGTAATGTATAATTATATACATAACCTGTATTTACTTTTTCAGTTTTAGACGTTGTTCCATTTACATATGTAAAGGTATCGCTATTTAAGGTAACATCAAAACTTATATCACCTACATTATCTACTGAACTATATCGTAGTGGAAAACCTAATACAGTATCATTACCACCTGTACCTATACCATACGAGAATAAAGTACTGCCAACAAAAGAAGTACCAACATAAACAAACTTATCACCAAAACTTATACCATTTGAATCATATACATCAAATTTAGGAGATTGATTAAGTTGCGTTTTTTGTTGTCCCGGATTCCAATTCTCACCAGTAAAATAAAAATCTTGTCCCTGATAGTAATATCCCCTAAACACCACGGTTTGTTCATTTGGTAAAACTAATCCATCTTCTGCTTCAGTTAAAGTAATTACAGGAGTACTACCCGGTGTAATAGTTGAGAAGCGAGAAACATAAATTTTATTTTTTACATTTATATCAGTATCGGCAGTAAAAACTACTCTAGCACCGTCAAATAAAGCATAATTATCTAATGGAGTATCTGCGGTAACCACTGATGCTACTGATGTTGCATTGATTATTGATTGATCATACCAAGAAACAGTAATTACAGTATTGTTACCAACAATTTCAACATTGGTAATAAATGTTATTGAAGGTAGTAATTCAGTTGAATCTGTTATATATTGTCCAACTTTAAACAAACCAAACACATCAGTAGTAAGTGCAGTAATTGTTGTACTATATGGATAGATACTAGTAGTAACGGAAGCTGATGCAGAAGTTAACGTTAATGCAACCCCTTGCTTTGAGGTAGAGATAGTAATATTATTACCAGATATATCTGTAATATAATATTTTGTGCCAGAAGTTATTCCACCAAATGATGAACCAAATGTTATAGTATCATTTACATATAATCCTGTAGTACTACTTAATACAACTTGATTAACTAATGCAAGTGTTTGAGTAGCAGTGATGCTGGTATTTGGCCCGGTGACCGGTGCTATAGTTGAAGTATAAGTAGTGTAGCCGGCAGTATCAGGATAATAATTTGGTTGACCTGCTACAAACGTAAAGGCATCAGTTGTTTTTGTGTCAATAAAATCAATTGGATTTTTACCTACAACGCCTGAATCAAATAATTTAAGATTAGGATAAAATTCAATAATAGGACGTTTTGCTTTATTTTGTAATTGAGTGTACTCAGTTATTAATGCAGGATTATTGTTGTATGCTGCTGAGGCATTAATTACATCTATATGAAACCAACGATTACTTCTTGACCATGGGTTTCTATTAATTGAATTTCTAGCAATAGTTATATAATCAGGATCTATTGGGACATATAAACTAGAATCAAAATTACCAACATCATATGGTGTTGTGTCATATGGAATATATGCTGCTTGTGAGAATAGCCCCGGAGAAATTAAAGTAGAGACCGGAATCAATTCAATAGCAGTACCTACACCCTCAACATAATATTCTACATTGTTGTAACTTGCTGGATAAATATTACCTTGAAATAAAACTTTTAATCCATTCGTAAACACAACACCGTTTGGTGCAGTATATTGTTTCTTACCTAAAATTTGTGTTAATACATCAATTTGATTTGTAATATTGTTTTCAATGATATTGATAACACCAACTCTACCAGGAATAGTTCCATCTTGATAATATAGTGTATTTAATATAGCACTGTTATAAGGTACTGCTGTTATTACCCCTGTTGTACTTCTAAAAAAGTTTTTATTAACCCATTGTGTTCCTTGAGTTACAGTTATGTTTTGTTCTGAGGGGATAGCACTAGTTGGAGTTAATTGTATAAATGGATTATCTAACTCCCCCAATAAAGTTATTGTAAAGAAATTTGCAGATATAGTTGAGTAATACCCACCTTCAAAATTATAATTAAATGTTGGTGATCCGGGATAATTTATGTTTTCATTATATGGAACACCACCGTTTGTATCATACGTAGTTTGGTCATAAAACTGATTTACATATCCAATTTCATCTGGTTCACCTGTGTTGTAGAACATTACGGTAAGACCATTCAATGCGGTTATTCCATCTATGCCACCTATATCTCTTACAAAGGCGCCATTAACTTGACTGAACGGTAACGTAGAAACAACATTTACTGTGTTATTTCCTGGATATGTGTAATCGGCTAATGCATTTTTTTGCGGAACATAAAATGTTATTGTTCCGTTTGAGGCACCGTTGTTTGTTACCCCATATACATCACGAGTTTGAGTGTTTGGTTGAGTTTTGCTATAGCCTGTTACGCCTGGCTCACCCTGTATCCAAAAATCAGTAGCTTGATTTACATTAAATGTATATGTGCCACCACGTAATAATGTCAACGTTGGATTAGAAGTAGGTGTAGTATTTGTGTCAGATGATATTAGATAAAAATCAGGAGCAGCTTGAACATTAAAATTGTCAGAATTATATACAATATCTGTAGTAATGGTTACACGCTCAGGCCCTTCGGGTAACCAATAATATTGGTTAAAATTAATGATTGGATCTAAATTAGTAAATGAATCCCATGAATAGAATTCACTGTTAAACAATCTATTATTGTTATTAGTTATTCCCCCTTCAAGTGCTAACGCATCAACTATGCCGGGATAGCTAATAAAATCTTTTGCAGTTGAGGTGTTTTCTTTTAAGAATATAACACCAGGATCTAATTGATAATCTGTTCTTGTTTTTGTTGGTTCAGTAACATAGTAATCAGTCGCATTAACACCATACCCAAATTTACTACCAATATAACCCTGAATCTTTCTAGTATTGGGTTGCGCTACTAGCTGATCCAAAGTTGCTGCTAGAAATTGAGCATTGGTCGTGGTTTTAAATATTTCTGGAAGAAAATCTAGTGTTCTAATTCTTGTTGCCATTTTTATTAATCTTTATCTATTACTTATGCTATCTGTAATTCAGCGGGTGTTAAAGCCGCAATTACAATTACGTCATTTGAGGTTGCTGCATTTACAAATATTTCGTATGGCAAACATTTAATTTCATATAAATCTCCAAAATGTAATGAAGGATCGTTTGGTACTAATACGCAAGAACTTACAAATTCTCCAATATTAGAGTGGATGTATGCACTTAATTCACTAAAGTAAAAAGTATCACCAAAACTCCAATTGTTAATATTAAAATAATTATTCATCTGTGTTAGCACAGCACTGCGAATTTCACTGTCACTGGCGTTAGTATTAGAATTTTTAATAACCTTAATTGTTCCTCTTAACGCTGCCGCAGCTTTAGGTCCAAACAATGGTTTAAAAACAACACTATTCAATATTGCACTATCAGATAACATTTTAAAATCTTGTATTTGTGGATACATCGTTGTTAATTCACTAATTGTAGGTCTTGATGGTATAGGTACCGTGTCAGTTGTATCTTGTATCCAATTTTGATACTGAGTATAATATGCCTGTGTAACTACATACAAGTCAATAATATTTGTTGTTGCAGGATCAATACGTGTGGTATTGTTGCTATTATGACGATATTGAAACTGTAATCCTTGACGACCGGGTTTCATACTATATTGAGGTTGTTCAACTAATGTAAAATAAGGTGTTGTTACCATTGGATCTTGAACAGTAATATAAAATTTGTTTTCTGAATATGCATAGAATAATTGACCAACTGGATATTCATACTTAACAACTTCAACTTGAGTTTTTGTTGAATATTGATATGATAAACTAGTTGAAGGAATTAGTACTTCTCTAGTAAGATTAATAGCATCTTGTATTTGTTCAAAGAAAGCGTATATCCCAATATTAGTGCTACCAGTAACGTATCCGGTAATTTGATTAAAAAAGTCTGGGTTTTCTATTATGGTTCTATTATACGTATCAATACTAGCAACTTCAACTTCAAAATCATTGATATATCCGTCGCTTTCAACTGTTTGACCAATTATACTTGCAGATATAGGTTGATTTAATGCATAGTTAGAATTAGGTTTTGTATTAGTTTCTAATACTTTAACAAAATCTTGTAATATAACTCCAGAGAAAGGATCATATACTAATTTACCTGCTTCATATGTGAAACGTGTATCAGCAACACTACCAAAGTAATATGCTAATGAACGATATGTGACGGTGTATCTGTTATAACCAACACTTTCAAAATTAACAAAATAATTATTAGTATTATAAACATCAACACTCCAACGTGATTGAGCAACAGTTAATGAATTGTTAAACACTAATGAGAAATTTTGTTGTAAGTCAAGTCTGACTATACATTCTTGTATAACACTATTTGGAAGTGCATTTGCAAATGCAGGTATAACAGTAGTTAATATTGCCCCGCCCGGAACATATCCATTTAATGTGACTGGTCCTGTGCCATTTGCAAATTGTCCCAATCCATTATTATAACCGTCACCGATTACATTTAGTACAGTAGTCCATATATATGTAATATCAGAAGGGCCGGGTATACCGTATACTAATCTATTATTTTGATCAAAATAATAACTACTCGGTGCTACAAATTTTAACATTGCGCCTGGTGTTATGAATTTTGTGTTATATGTAGAATATGTACCTACAGGAATAGGAGTATCTGCGCCATTGGTGATGTTGTAAAAATACCCAGTTAAGCTATTGGCATCAACTGTACTAGTATGCCAATTAATCACACTTTCTCCCGGATCACTTACTATAGAAGTATCTGTTGTTGGGCCAATCGCATATCTAGGATAATTTTGAATATAATACTGCAACGATCTATTGTCTGCTAGTACAGCAGCTAATGTATCTGTTAAGAAAGTAATAATATCACCGGTTGAATTTATTGTTAATACTGCATATCCATTTGTGGTATTTAACCATACACCGCCGTCATTTGAATAACTGTTTGTACTAGAGTATTTTCCAGTTGGATCAAGCAAATCTAAATTCTTACTTACACCAACACTACTACGATTAATAGCTTTACTCTTTATAATAGAACTGTATAAGGTATACGGGAAGTTAGTATAATCTTCTCCGTTAACCATACGATTTTGTGTGTAGTAACGACTTGGCGCACGTTGTTTAATATCAGCAAGACTTTCACGAACTTGAGCATTTGATACTGGTACTTGCAAAGCTAATCCAAGTGTCATTGTTTCTATGCGACCAACTCTACTGACATAACTAATTGAGACATTAATACCTTGCATCTCCGTAGGCTGTATAGTATATGTTAATGCATTTCCTGCACGAACATATGCCCTGAAAGTGCCAACTGGTATTTCACTAAATACACCGTCACCAAACACATAACTTACTTGATCATTGAATCTACTGTTAACAGAATAAATTTTCTTGACACTACCCTCAGTTTGCAAGTATGCATCTGCATAAATGTTATCAACTTTTTTCCATAATCCATATGCGCCGTTGGCTTGACTAATCTGATATAACCAAGTATCATTATTATTAATACCCTGAATATCAATATCAATTACTTGATTAGATATTTGATTCTGTAATACAAAGTCAAAGTTTGTCAATGATCCTTGTTTGAAATAGAAGAAGAATCCTGTGTTTGGACTACCATACCCTAATTTGTCATTACGATATAGCATATTGAATTGGTTAGTTGGCTGCGGTGGTAATTCATAAACATAATCTTCACCCACGGTAGTTACACTACATAATTCAAAATTCATATTCATTCCGTTAACTGTGGAACTAAACGGTATTGCAGGGGTTGTGCCTGCAGGGATTTGTAACGAATATTCATCAGTTTTTACACCCAATATTTGAGCAGTATTACCCGGAAGTCCAACTCGCTGAGTATTAATTAATGCTGCATTGATAATCGTGTTGAATTGCTCTTGCCAATTTGGATTTGCAGGATCATTCCATAATATAGGAGTATTACCTAAATTAAATCCGTTTAAATCTGTAATGTTTTGAGTAGTACGAATGTTTACTACTTTTAAATAACCCTGTGCTTCTAAATTACGCTTAGGAGTATAGCTAACAAGATTAGCCAATTTAATAACACTATCTCTACGTTCAGCAGTATCAATGAAGTTTTCGCGGGTATTTAAGTCATTACGGAATGCAAGACCTTGACCCATAAACGCCATAACGTCCAGCAATGCAATAAATTCTGAACTTTCAACATAATCGTTAAAGGTTTCAGGGTAGTATAAACGCAGATAATCTATGAAACTCTTGCGTAGGGTTTCATAATCATAGCTTCTAAAGTCGGCTTGATTGAAAGTTTGGTAAATGGCTTTCCAGTCATTTACCCCAAATAATGCTGATTGTCTTGAACTTGTAGCCATAGTTATTCTCTTTTAAGTATTTATCATACTTGAGAACCTGGGTTTTTTAGCGTTATTGTAGTACTGCTGTGTTAGTCGCACTATTAAAGAATACGCTTAATAAATTTGCTTGATTGAAGGGTGAAATCGCTAATTCAACTTCTAATAATATGCCGTTTTCTTGCGGAAATGCTATTACACTGTTTATAATTAATCTGGGATCTTGACTAGCTACCCTACGTATTTCATTTTCTAATTGAAATTGAACATCTGCTGTGTTTGGTTCAAATATAAACGACCACAATGTTGTTCCATATTCAGGTTTGCCTACTTTTTCACCCTGACGTATATTTAGTGCGTTAACTAAATCTTGTATAACCAGCGGAGTATCAACTAATCCAAACTTATTTCCTACATTGTATGGATTAACCATAGATCCAGTTCCGCCGGCTGGACCTGTTTGTAAATTAGTTGAGCGGGGTTTTCCAGAATTAACGGTGCTAAATCCAATATATGACGGCATATTTTATCCTATAAAGTATTTATCAACTATATTTAGATGCTACTAGTGCATCACGTTTTGCTGCAAACTTATCATATGCATCAAATCTAGCATCTATTTTGGTTCTTGCGTCTAATCTTAAATTTTCTATTTCTGGATCACCTTGTGGTAAAGTTTTTTTAGCCTCTTTGAATTTTGCAATAGCATCATCCATTATTTTTTGTAACCCAGCTTTTTCAGTTTCCCAATCAGCAGTTAGTTTATCATATGTAGCTTGCCATGCTCTATCTTTATCTATAAAAGCCTGTGTTTCAGCAGACGGAGCAAATAACGAAAAGTTTGGTGCGGGTACTTTTTTGTCTCCCAATATACTTCCAACCTGAGCCGATATTTCACCTCTATCTACTGTACCAATCGCCACAGTTGGCATTTTAATTGGAAACGGACTAGATGTACTGAGTGAGTTTAAACTTGCAGATAATGCTGCGGCTGCGCTAGCTGGTAAACCTGCACTAGCCAATGATGCCAATCCTTGTTTTCCTGCTTCTAACCCTTTAGTTAATTTATCTAATGGGTTGCCGGTTAGTAAATTCTTTGCTGCATCTAATGCTCCGCCACCTGCTTTAGTTAGTGAATCTAATCCGCC